CCAAGAAACGTTAATCGCTGGGACAAACATTACCATTACAGGCAACACAATTAGTTCAGCAGGTGGCGGTGGCACTTTACCAGCAAACGCAAATTTTTCCAGTGTAAATACAAGCACATTAAATACTTCTACTATCGACTCGAGTGGTAGGGTAGATATAGGTGATGCGGACGGACAAAGCAAAGGTTTAGTTCTTACGGGAACCGCACCAACGATTACTTTTAAAGATACAAACGCTCGTTCGGGAATGATACTTATGAACGACAATAAAATGCTTTTTTTATCGGGGGCGTCCAATAGCGAAGCTTGGAGTCAAGTCGATGGAGAGTGGCCACTTGTATTATATACAGATACAAATCGAGCACAATTTGGTGGCAATATAGATACTGTAGGGAACATTACTTGTTCAGGATATATGAAAGCAGACAATAAACCAAGAATGAGAATTGAACGCAACGACTTTACGCTTCCAAGTGGAACTACTTCTTTATTGAATGGTGGTACTGTTTCATTACAAAGTAATTGTACCGTAACTTCAGGTATTTTTATTGCTACTATTTCGGGTATATATGCCTGTTCTTGTAAACTACGTCTCCCCGACGACAATCTTCAATCGCCTGAAATTCAATGGTATAGACGAGCAAGTAATGGAACTCAAACTCAATATGAATATTTTGAAATGTGGATACCGCAAGGTGAAGACGGTAGACGTGCTGGAATGTCGCACACGCTCATTGAATTATCAGTAGGGCAAGGCATCCTTCCAAGAAATGATTTAAATACGATGGGCGGTTGTGTTGCTACATTTGACGTGTTTATGATACAATAAGAATATTTGCCATACTTTTTTTTATAACTATATACTATAATGAATTATTACGCTGTGTTGAAAAAACATTACGATGGTAAAATTTGGGGTATTGCTGAAGATTACAGTACATTGGACTGGGGCGACGAAACACCAAAACCTACGGACAAAGAAATGATAAACCATTGGAATAATATGAAGCATGATTATTTAGCAGATAATATGCGGGAACAACGTAATCGACTATTACGAGATAGCGACCATTGTGCTTTACCCGATTTCCCGCAACGAGACAAATGGATACTATACCGCCAAGAGCTTAGAGACTTCCCAGCAGTTTGGGTACAAGGCATGGAGTTTCCACAGAAGCCCGAATAAAATAATATGTACCTATACTATGTATATATTATTAATCTACAACGAGCAAGAGTGTAAGCAATTAAACTGTATATGGTTATATAGCACCATTAAAGAGTTGATGGAAAACACAAAAAACATTATTAAGTATAGTGACATAAATCGTAAAACAAGAATTTATAAGACCGCAAAAAGCTTTTTTCGTGTGTTGAAAATATCAAGTGCAGATAGAAAAAAGTATTTCAAATAAAATCTAGTACTATATTATAATGCCGTCTAAATATCTATTTTTAGAAAATGCTAACCGTAGTTTGAGCGTATGGGACAACCTACCTACCTTGCAGCAATCTTCTCGTGAATGCTATATAAGCGTGGCTTCCGTTAAATTAATCTTTGATGATGTTCCGCTCTTTTATGCTGTGAAACTTAAAATAGATTTACCAGTCATAAACTACGCATCGTCTTCCAACAGTATCCCCGTGATTGCTATGTTGTCGCAAGGCACGAATAACATTACTTCGGCGGGAACAACAGAAAATAAAGTATTTGAACTTATCCACGCCGACCAGATACAATTATTTAGTAATGATAATCTTAAACGAGCAAAATTTGTATTAGAAGACGAAGATGGTACGGAGATTGTATTAGATGCTGACGATAGATTAGATATTATGCTAAAAATAGATTACGTAGACCAACTAGCAGTCACGAATCAATATATTGGCGAAATACCTAAGCATCTTTAGAGAGCATCTTCACGATTATTTATGATGATATTATTACCTTCACTACTACTATCATCGTTTTCGTACATATCAATCTTAACTAAATGGTCTCGTTTATCGTTGACGAGAATAACTTCACTCTGTTCCACCAGTTTCACATAAGACGAGTATGCTTTGTTTAAGAACTCTAATTCTGAGATACCTCTTTGTTCTTCTGTTAAGGATAAAAACTTATAAATGTCTAGCGACAAGATTTTAAACTTTATAGATAATTCTTGTTCTATGGCAAGAGTTTCATTTATCTTCATATACAACTTTATCGACGTAAGGATAGTGATGACAATAGAGATACCACAAGAGACGACGCTAATGAGTTCTTGGTCTAAAAACACATCTGAACCTACTGCAAAACTCCCAGAAAATACAGACAATATAATAGTAGGTATCTCAAAATATTTTGAGACGTGTTTGTAGTATAGATAATTAATAGTGTGACGCTTCGCTTGTAAGACACAGTTCAGACGAAGTTTATTTAGGAGAGTATCCATAACATATACAAATAAAAAATTGGATATGTTATTATGAGTTCCTTTACAGGGGAGGTTCGCTGGAAATGTTGCGTATCAGTAATCGGGGGGACTTGGGGGACTTTCAAGCCCTTGAACGGCTAAGCCTAAAAAAAAATTTGACTTGACCAAGTCTAAAAAAAAATATATGCTCCAACCAGATTCTCTTTGAAAGTCCCCCAAGTCCCCCCATTTACTGAGGTTCAATTTAATCAAAATAATCATCATTAGCATCTTCACCCTTATCCACGTATTCAATCTCTTCTTTGTCGTCTCTGTATCCATTAATCCATCGTTTCCTATCAATATAACCATATACCTGTTGTGGTGTTAGTTTAATAGAATTAGTCCCGTGTGCTTTATATCTTGTCATAGGAATCTCCAAATCCACCAACTTTGAAATGAAGGAACGGGACGATGTGGCTTTTGTATCATCTTTCAAGAACCTGTGTCGTCTACAAAACCCTTCATATGCATCAAATAAGTCCTGCATAGGGATAGTAATAACTTCATCTTTCCTACCACTCACACCTAACCCTATCCATGTCTCGTTATCGTAAAATTCTTCAAAGAACAACGCCTCGATCGGGGAATATAGATTACACATTTCCTTGTATGCCTCGGTCAGCGGACGACGCTTAATCCAGTCAAAATCCGTCAAGTCAAACTTCATAAACCACTGGTACAACGCTTGCATCGTTTCAGGTTTCCGTAGATGGTTGTATAGTTTTGTCCAAAACTTTGAAGACATTTTTAGATATTTGTCGGTAGTTTTATATGCTACATACCGTCTGTCTTTGGTCTTGACATCAATAGGGACAGGATTGGGTTTCTGGGTAGTGATAACAGTCCTTGCTGGGTTAGCAATGCTGTATGGTCTCACATTCTTGGGGTTGACAGTGATGGTGTCCTCTGTGATAAACGATTTAATTTTCCCTTCAAAATCAAAAGTATCCTTGCCCTCGCACTCGTTTAGATTTACTAATAACTTTTTGCAAAACCCTTCTGCGTGGTCACCAAAGAAGTCTGTGGGTTTGGACGAAGTGATATAATGTGTTTTGTTTAACATATTACCAATGGCATCCAACATCATATTTTTACCAGTACCTTGTTTTCCTTTAAAGATGACACAGATAGGAACTTTACGATTAGGATCTTGGAATATCTGTGCGATAAAACGATGGAAATACATAGCATGATCTTCCTCTCCTCCACATAATTCTTTAACCAAATCTAGATATGGGGTAATCTTCTTCTGAATAGTGTCCTGATCCATCTCCTCACCATAAATATCAGGATTAAATCCCTCAAAAAGATTAAAAACATTATCGTCTTCAATTGGACTTTCTTGGTTAAACGGAATAAAGTCCATCGTGCGATATAACCTATGCTTCACGTCATTCGTCCATCGGTCAGTAAAACTTTGTGGAACGCCTTGTTGTGACACGTATCCACTCTGAATTGGTTTAAATAATTCTTTTAGTTCAGTAGGGTTCATGATTTGTGGAAGTTTATGTTTACCATTTTGATATAAATACACTGTTTGAGGTTGTTGGACTTTACAGATGAAATGTTCCAAGTAAGTTTTTCGCAACTGATAGGTCTCTTCAGGCGTTTCACCTACAAGAGATGCACAGTAAGTTTGACTATATTCATCAAGACAATTAAACTCATAATCAGAGAAGTCATACTCTTCAGGTACACATTCGTAATGCTTGTCCATGGGTTTAAATGAAAATTCAACCTTGTAACCTGTCGTTTCAAAACAATATGCAGAAAGTTCTTCCAGTACATCGGTGGAAACGTCGTTTTTATTCACGAGCAATCCATCAAAGCAAAGCGTATCCACTTCATATCCCAATTGTTTTAGTTTGGTTGAACCACTCATAATAAGATCGTCTTCAATAACTTGCAAGACATACGACAAGCAAGATGCTTTTTTATTTTGGTATTCTTTTTTCTTTAGTCGTTTCACATCTGTCATTATAGTACTTTCAATAGCAGAGATACGGTCAGTCAATAATATCAACTCTTGTTCTAGTTTGCCGATCCACTCAGGCATAGGGACGGTGAGATCAAACCCATTTTTACAACAATAATCATTTACATTCCCACCATACATCATAACCAGTATCAATTCCTTAGCAATCTTCCGTGATGTCTTAAAGGAATGAATAATGTCTTGCAAACGAACGTTTCTATTGGCAACATAATCATCCAAGCATGCACATTTCAATCCATTTTTATCACAATATTGAGATAACAAAACAATATGGCAATTTACAATATCAATATCGGTGTGGGTGTCATGTACCAGCGTTTCACGAATGCTCTTCTTAAAGTTTTGCAACGACAACGAACCCCTAGCATATTTTCTACCAATCATTAGCCCCTGTGGCTCATATTCTACCTTGAATGCTTTATTTCCGTTGTCATATTTCCTCAAGTACGATTTCAATTGTTTCCTAACATCGTCATCAATAGCATTATGTTTAATGAGTTGTTCTACTCGTGTGCGATCAACGTGTTCGTATAGGCAGTAAATCATCTTATATATTACTGAGAGATTATATTTAAATCATTTAAACTTAAATATAACATTTC